TCCTTCAACAAATATGAACCACCCAAATCATATCCGCATTTTCCATATATCCACTTTACAGATTCAGTGCAATAAAAATTTGAAGAATCATTAAAATTAAAATCATAACTTGGATCTTCTTCCAAAAATTTATAAATATTTTTCTTAAAACACTCATCATCCAAAAATGATCTATTCTTCAAACGATAAACACAAAATTCAGTCATTTGCCAATCATCAAACCAGTCTATCAAACGCAATTTTCTTGTTCCCCAATCTGATACATCAACTGCATATGTTTCACCTTCTTCGACAAGAATGCAAGTTCCATGTGAATATGGTGAATTTGTAAAATATTGAATCAGTTTAGAAAATGGTATTCCGAATGGACCGGGAACATTAGCGGCGTTGTATACGATGTCTCCATTTTTAAGTGGCAAAGATTTCAATAAACTAACTATTTCTTTTCTTTTTTCGTAAAGAGGACCAAGTTTAATCATATTAATCTCTCAGTGAGCCGTATAGCCATCTGCTGCGTTTGGATATAACTCATCATCATTCGGCTTTATACCGTCAAAATTGCCCAAACCTTTATCATCATTCATACCACCATGATGTTTTCTACCTATATTTTGAAAAGAATCCAGCTTGTAATCATTCAAAATTTCTTTTATTTCAGGATCATTCCTATGCTGATTCAAAAAAGCGACCAATTCTTGAGGTTTGATTTCCATGATCTTCTTAATAGCCCTTTTGACAACCTCTAAAGAAGCCAATGAATTTTGATCCATGTCATTTTTCTTGTTGTGAATTGGTTCGTGATCGTAGGAGGCAATCTCCTTTATATTCAAATATTGCTGAAATGTTTTCATTTATTTGTCCAATTTTACAAGTTGTTGCATACTTATATATGATGTTGGATTAGTAATCTGTCACAAGGTGATAGAGTGAAAATAAAAACAATTATGCGGTTCAAAATTTAAGCATGAAGTATACATACTCTCATCGGAAAGAGCCGAACCGCATGAAATGTTTTGTAATCCGTTGAATTATAACGGATAAGTAGAGGGAGTCAGGTGGTCTAAGAAACCGGAGAAATCAATATGAAGAGAAAACTTATTTCTTACGATGTCTTCAAGAATCTTGAAGAAAGCTCATTGACACATGTGGAAAAGGAACTCATTGAAGCTGAAGAATTACTTGCGGCAAGCCTCGGACTTGACGAAGTACAACTTCACGCATTTGGTGAATCTGATGTTACTTATAAGACATCAGACGACAATTTTATTCATGCCACCTATACTGTCTCCGACAATCAGGTGATTCTTGAAAACATTGAACTCCTTGTTGTTGAAGAAGAAAGCGCAAAGTCAGCAGCCCGCCAAACAATCAGCGTTATGATCGACAAGCTTCTTGAGAACGACAACAACGCAGCAAGTGAACTTTTCGAGTCTTACATGTCAATGCCTTCAGTTAAGAGGGAAATGTCTGTAAACGAAGCAGTTAAGATCGGAAAGAAGAAATCACCTCTCGCAGGCAAGAAGCAAAGCCCTGCAACAATTCTTAAGAGAAAGCTTGCTCGCAACGCAAAAATTTCCAGAATGTCGCCAGCAGAAAGAGCAGCAAAGCTAGGTCGCCCCAAGGGCAAAAAAAGCGGCAAGGCAAAGTTCTATGCATCAAAGCTCAAGCCTAAAACCATGAAGGAATGGGCAAGAATGTGCGAGAATGTTCTTGGATACATCAATTTTGTTGAAAATGGATCAGTACTCAGCGAAACAGCAGTCAAGTCTGATGATAATGGCAATGTAAGCGCAGTGGCCATGCCTTCAAGCAAAAACCGTAAAGAAGGAAAAGTTCTAAGCATGGGATTCAAGACCATGGACACAGAACTAAAAGTTCTCCGTGGAAACATGAAGAATATCAGTGAAGATCAAACTTTCGTCAAGGCCATGTCTGATCTGAAGCGTTACAACAATATCAGCGATAACAGGGCTCTTGAAGAAACCCTTGAGGCAATAGTTTCCAGATGGCCAGACATTCTTTACATCAGCGAAACAGAACTTGCACAGCAGATTGACTCAGCTTTGTCTTCAGCAAGCGTCAGCAATTACGATGACGATACTTGCTCATTCATGGCAGAAGCAATTCTTCGCACAGCACACAATGTGTTCACCGATAGAGTTCGCAAGATTGCACACCTCGCTGGATACGGCAAGGATGTAAGCAGCGACTGCAATGACTGCGAAGACGCTTATCGTGAATTTTCAAGCGTTTCACAGAATTTGTTCAACCAGCTTGATGAAAACCACAACAACGAAGTTCGCATCTTTGGCGACCTTTACAGCGCACTCAACGACATCTACCGCATCGCAAACGAAAGCGGAGATGAAGCAACAAGAGTCGAAGTTGCCGATATGATGCGTGAATGTTATGCAATTATGAACTCAACCAGACTTCCAGACATGGAACTCGCTGAATCAATCGCTGACTTCCTCGCAGAACTCATCGAGAGCGAAGGTGGAGATCATTCACAAAAAGGATGGGATCAAGGTGTCGAAATTGACGCTCTTGGCGACAACTCAATGACCAAGTGGAACGCAAAGCAGTATGCTGTTCCTTCTAACAATAGCGGCGACTGGAGAGATGCCGCTCCTGTTAGCGATGGCAAGTCTTATCACGGCAACTCAAATGAAATGGGACACAACGCCCTTGCAAACTATGGCAAAGACACTTGGCCAAATGTTCAAAATCCATTCACGCCAAAATCATTATTCGCAAAAATGAAAGAAAAAAGTGTAATCGATGATGAAGGTCTTGGAAGTTTCCAGAAGGATACTTGGCCAAACCTCCACAACCCAATGGCTCCAAAGCCAGTTATGCCAAAAATGGTTGAAGGATACGGACAATCATTCGATGGAACAAAATACGGAAAAGTAGATAATTCTAGTCAGATCGCCATTCCAAGACAAATGATCAATGATGCTGAAATACAAATTAACTCAGCACGAAGAAAAGGCGATAAAGAGTTAGCCTTTAGACTTGCAAGAAAACTCAAGGATGATCTAACACAGTTTGGCTACGCTTGGCAAAGAGATCCTCACGCAACTGATTTAATTCAACAAAAATAAAGGAGTATAAATGGAAAATCAATTCCTTCTAGTTGATTGCTGCAACAACGGAGGATTTACCATGAGTCTTAACGAGTCAGTCTCCGATAGGGGACTGACTAAGTTCAAAGGTAAATTCCAAGAAGCAGAAGCAATCAATAAAAATAAAAGAATCTATCCATACGGAGTTCTTGACGAAAATGTTAAGAAACTTCTGCCGATTATCCAAAACCGTGGCCTGATCGGAGAACTCGATCACCCAACCGATTCTATAATCCACTTTGAAAAATGCTCTCACATTGTTACTAAACTATGGTGGGAAGGCAACAACCTAATGGGAGAGGGAGAAATCCTCAATACACCACATGGGAAAATTCTAAAGGCCCTACTGAACGATGGAGTTCGTGTGGGGATATCAAGCCGTGGAGTAGGAAACGGAAGAAGCGACGAGAATGGAATCCTTGTGATTGGTGAAAGCTACAAACTCATTACCTTCGATGCTGTAGCAGATCCAAGCACACACTCAGCATTTCAGGAGAAAGTGTCGAGTGGTAAGAAAGAAAGTTATGCCCCAACTGCAAATAATGCAGAAATTTCTAAAAATGCGGTTAAAAACGAAAGTAGCCGCATACATAATGTCAGAAAAGATGCATTGTTGGCTTGTTTGGGCGGAATAATCGAACAACAAACACGAAACATTACAGCGAGGTTAGGCTAATGGACAAGATCGTAGAAGCATTGAAGAATCTCCTACCGGAGAATGAAGTTAATGAAGTCGCTAACGCCGTTGGCGAACTACTTGAGCAGGCCAAGGAATCCCTTGAATTTGAGTATAATCAGAAACTTGAGGAAGCCTATGCCGAACTCACCAGCGAACTAGCTGAGGCTGAAAAGATTGCAGAACAAGGCTATGAAGAAGCCTACTCAATAATTGGAGACCTCAGAAATCGCCTTGAAGTTCAAGGTCAGGAATATAACTCCGCTCTCGAAGAAGGATATGAAGAAGCATACCAGATGCTTAAATCTGAAAGAGCTAAGAACGAAAACCTTGAAGTCGATATGTATGAAGAATACGACCATAAACTGGCCGAGATGAAAGAATACATCGTTGACAAGGTCGATCAGTTCCTCCAGATCAAGGGCAGCGAAATCTACGAACAAGCCCGCCGTGATGTTCTCACAGACCCAAGACTTGCAGAACACAAGGTCGCTCTCGACAAGATCGTTAATATCGCCTCAAACTACATCAGCAATGATGAATACGGTGTAAGCGGCGAAAGACTTGAAGAAGCTACCCGTGAAGTTGAAGCTATGAGGGGCCAAATGAGAATCCTTGAAGCAAGAAACATTCGTATCAGCACCGAAAACACCAAGCTGAACGAAGCAGTTCGTCAAGCTAATGACCTCATCACCGAAAGCCGCAGATTTGTGGCCAAGGAAAGGAAGTCAGCAGTTATTTCCGAACAGAATGAAAGAGCGCAGAAAGCAAAGAATGTATCGGGGAGAGGAAGCATTTCCAGCGATAATGTTGTTATTTCGGAACATAACAACTCCTCTGCTGGAGGTTCTGACATGGACCAATTGTTGGTCCTGTCGGGTCTGAAACAAACTAAGTAACTCCTTTTAGCTTAAAGAATAGGAAAAACATATGAACGCTAATTCTAGATTTTTGAACGAGGCTAGGGAGCTAGAAACTCGTTGGAAGCAGACCGGACTCCTTGAAGGCATTCAAGATCGTTATGTCCGCTCCGCTACCGCAGTTCTGCTCGAAAACCAGAGACTCATGAACGAAGTCTCAACCGATACTGGAGATGTCGCACAGTTCAAGAGGATTTCAATTCCACTTGTTCGTCGTATCTACCCACAGCTTATCGCAAATAAGATCGTTTCCGTACAGCCTCTCCTTGGCCCAACCGGCTTGGTCTACTATCTCCGCTTCCGTTATTCAAGCAACAAGGGCGCTACCCGTGGTGCTGACAATAACGGCGGATTCCCCGGCGACGATGCCAACTCACTCATGCAGAGAGCCGATGGTACTGCCAATCTCGACATCTTCTATTCCAGCCAGTTCATCCAGAATGAAACAACCAGCACTGATGCTGGCGCTGGTGTTGTAAGCGTGTTCGCTCCTCTTGAACACACGCCAATCCTTGCCGGAACAATAACAGGCACTATCTATGATGGCGCTACTGCTATTCAAACATTCACCGTGTCTGCTAGCGGAACTTTCACCTTCTCAGATATCGGCTCTCCTTCACCAAAGGTTACATCTGGTACTCTTCAGACAACCACAGGCGAACTCACCCTTACTTGGAACGGCGCTCCCGGCTCAAACAACGCAGTTTTGAGCTACGAATACAACATGGAGTGCAACCAAGATCTTCCTGAAATCAATCTCGTAATTGAATCAGAAGAAATCGCTGCTAAGACCCGTAAGCTCAAGGCTGTATGGTCTTATGAAGCACAGCAGGATCTTCGCTCACAGCACAATCTTGACGCTGAAGCTGAACTCACCGCTGTTCTCGCTCAGGAAATCAACCTCGAAATCGACCGTGAAGTTCTCACCGATCTTCGCAACAACGCAGGTACTGTCTCAGCTTGGGACTTCAACACTGCACTCGGCGAAACGATCAAGGAAAAGTACGAAAGCCTTTATGTTAAGGTTGTCGAAATTTCCAATGTCATCCACAGAAAGACCCTTCGTGGTGGCGCAAACTTCATCGTGACCTCACCTGAAGTTGCTTCAATCTTTGAAACAGCAACAGCCGGTTTCGCTCCTGCACCTTCTGAAACCTTCACAAGCTCACTCGGCATCCAGTATGTCGGCACCGTGAACAATCGCTGGAGACTCTACAAAGATCCTCTCTTCCCAAGCAATCAGTTGTTGATGGGTTACAAGGGCGACTCTTACATGGACAGCGGATACTTCTACTGCCCATATGTTCCATTGACCCAGACACCAGTTGTTCTCGATCCAGAGAGCTTCTGCCCACGCAAGGGAATTCTCACTCGCTATGGAAAAAAGCTGCTTCGTGAGGGGGCAAAATTTTACGCACGCCTCAGTATTGCTAATTTCGTCATCTGATTTTTATGCACGATTTACTATCGCAAACCCAAGAAAACCCCGGAAAAACCGGGGTTTTCCCTTTTTACAAGCATCTAAATATTTTCTTAAAATTGCTGAAAAAATCCTTGATTTCTAAAATTTGCTTACTATAATACCTTTGCGGGGCAATAAGAAAAAGAGGTGTTACATGGAACCGAACATCATCGTGATGAATGAGTTGAATCAGAATAAGCATTGGGCTAAGGAAGTCCTTGAAGTTGCCCGCAAAACAAATCCAAATTCATTCCTTTTCTATAAACATGAATTCATAAAAAAAGAACAACAGATCAAATCACATGTTAATTCATACACAAGCAACAACATGAGATCGGTTTTTGCAAGAAAATGCAAAGTAACAGCAATTGAAACTGATGTGATGAGAAAATTCTGTAATAAATATCACATTCAAGGAGCAAACACCCTTGCGATTATTGCATTTGGAATATTTGAAGGAGATGAGCTTCTAGGAGTTCTTTCTTTGGGAAGACATCATCGCAACAATGAAGATGTTTTGCTTGATAGGATGTGTTTTAAGAATAATGTAAGGGTAGTTGGTGGAGCCAGTAAATTATTTAATGCTGCTGTAGTTTGGGCAAAAGCTCAAGGAATCGATAAGATAATCAGCTTTAGTGATAATCGTTACAGTCTTGGAACTGTTTATGATAAACTCGGCTTTACTTTAGAAAGTGAATTGGTTCCTGATTACTTTTATGTTGAGCGTGAAAATATTGAAAAGGCTTATAGCAAACAAAGCCAAAAAAAGCAGAATGTTGACTGTCCAGAAGGAATGACAGAAAGGCAATGGGCAGAAGAAAGAGGTTTGGTTCAGGTTTATGACGCTGGAAAAAAGCGTTGGATATACAAACTTAGAAAAGTTGTTACAAATTCATTTGCTACTCGCAGGCATGGTTTTTATGAAACTAAAAAAAGCAGACCGAAAACAATTTATTATCAATCAAGCTATGAGTTAAGAGCGGCAACAATACTTGACAACGATGAAGCTGTTGATTTTTATACTACTCAAGTTACAGCTTCTATTGACGGAAGGGAAAGAATTATTGATTTTCTCGTTACATACAAATCTGGCGTTGTTTCAATAATTGAAGTCAAACCAAGACTCAAAATAGAAGCATGTAAGCAACAAATTGAAGACAACAAGAAAATTGCTCGTGAAAACAGTTGGAGATTCCAGTTGTGGACAGAGACAGAACTGGGATTTGATTCTGAATACAAAGCTGTTTGTTGGGCTGACATGTTTCTTTCAGAAATACAAGGAATTGATTATGTAGAAGAAAGAAGAGATCGTCGCAATGAAAGTGTGAAAAAACATTACAAAAAACATATAGCTACAAAAACTGTAGAAGTCCCCTGTGCCTTCTGTAATGAGGTTCATACGGCTCTGAGGCTGACTTATGACAAGAACATAGCTAGGAATGGGCGATACATTTGTGAGCGTGAGGGAGGGCATATAGCTGGCAGCAAACCTAAATTGAGTTTGAGGAAAGATAATCCCCATTCATGTGATGGTAAGAAGGAATGTAATAAGTGTAAGGAAGTTAAATTATTTGAGCAATTTAGTCCTGACAAGAGCAAGCGTGATGGATATTGTACTATGTGTAAGCCTTGTCGTTCTGAGAAGATGAAGGCTCTGTATGAGTCAAAGAAAAAGAAAAAATAATTAGTATTTATAATATAAACAATATTTTATCTTCAAAAGATGAGGTCTTAAATTATTTTAACTTTTGTTGTGAATGTTTTGCATAAATAACATATGGAATTCCGTAATTTTATTGAAAACGCATCATTAAATGAGTGTGTGGTTGCTGGTGTGCGACTACAGGATGGTGTTGTATTGGCCAAGAATCGTGATCGTGGATACAAGGCCAATGTTGAAATAATTCATGAATTAATTAATGGTACAGAGGTTATGTACTGGCATGATATTGATACAGATTGGTGTGAAGGGATGAATGAGTATGGTTTAGGGATGGTGAGTAGTAGTTTGATGGTGAATCAGGATGAGAAGGAAGGATTGCGTGTTATAAATGGCAAGAAGGTTCCTGACGACAAGCATAAGAAGATAGTAACAAATGAGGGCAATAAGATAAGGCAGGCTTTGTCGCATGTTAATCTTAAAGACATGGTTCATAGCATTGTGAATGGCAAGAATAAAAAGGGTAAGAATGTTGGTCTTCGTGGTCAGACATTGGTAAGTGATGGTGTTAATTTATATGCTTTAGAAATCACAAAAGATAGCAAGGTTGTTAAAAGGGTTTCGGATGATGATTCTGTGACTGTGAGAACAAATCATGGCATATATGACAAAGAAGCTGGTTATAACAAGGGTAGGAAGAAGGAGTCTTCTCACAGCAGGATGAATTTGGCTCAGAAGAATTTGGTGGATGTTAATTTGCCAAGTGATGTTTTGGACATTTTGAAAAAAAAATATGTATCTGATCCATTTTTGAATCCTTACAGGACAAAGAGTCCATGGTTGATGCATACGACTGGTCAAATTTTATTGGATTTGAAAAATTTGCGTGTTATGGTCAGGATGGATAAGGACGAGGGTGTATTTCGTGGTATTGTAAATAACTTGCCTATTGGTTATAATTCAAAGATCAGGGTTGTTGTTGAGCATTAAATTAATTGTGATTGTTGAAAAAATAAAGGTTTCTTATGCCTGATTTTTTTAAGCAATCAAAAAGTCGTCTTTATGATTGTTCATCAATCAATCATGATGGTGTTTATATAGCCAGATATCAGTTAAGATTTGTTGGTTCTAGGTGGGTTGTTTGCGAGGATGTATACGATGGAATTATTGATAAGTGTGATTTGAATCGCCCTTTGATGTTTTGTGAATATGAGACTGCATATTTATCTTTATTTAGGCTTGCTAAAGATTATGAGAAGGCTGGTTTGAAAATTCCTGATTTTGAGATAGTTGCTATTGATTTTCGTGGCGACAATTGTTATTGTGTCAGGTTTGATGATCGTGAAATAGAAATTATTGGTAAATCATATCATCTAAGCCGATTGTTGAAAAAGGAATGATTTTCACCAAATTGACATAGTCAAATTTCTAAGTGTTTGTTGGTTTACATAAATAAATTGGATGTTTCATCATATGAAAAAATTAAGTATTTTTTCAAGGAGAAAAATGGGAGCATCTTCAGTAACAGGTACAGGCAACGGAGCAGTAGAGAATTCTTTTCCGAGAATTCAAAATAATGTAAAAATACTAAACCTAGCAGCAGATGTGAATTCAGCAATTGCTAACGCATCATCTTCCTCTGAAATTTCGATTATAGTGTCGTATACCAATTCGGTTGTATCGCTTCCTGTTCATCAGATATCTGCATCCGATGATGGAAAACTGTTTTTATTAGATCATGGACCAAATGGATTTATAACATTGCCAGAATTAAGCACTACTACAATTGGGCAGAAATTTCGATTTTTAACCACAGTTCGCCCAGATCAATTTTTCATCCAGTGCTATCCTTTTTCTGATTCAATGACTGGTAGTCTAACGCTATATAAAAATGGCGTAGCTGAAACTAGAACTTTTGCTGCCAGTGCTACGAGTAACAAAATCGAATATGGAACCAATAATAGCACTGGTGGCATCATAGGAAGTTATGTGGTAGCGATTAGTTTGGGAACTATTTACTGGATACAAGGAGATGTCATTGCAGATGGTGGTCAAACTGTAAGTAATCCCTTTGGCACGAATACATAAATAGAAAAATAAATCTTATAAAATTGTTTGCGAGTCAGATGGAGGAACTTGGTTGCCATTTGAACCTTTAACTGAATCGAGGGGCAACAAGAATTTTTACAAGGAATATGTTTGGTTAAAGTGATTGCAAAGAAGAAAGAAGGTTGAAAAAGGAATGATTTTCACCAAATAAACATAGCTGAATTCCTAAATATGTGTTGGTTTGCATAAATAAATTGAATGTTTCATTATGTAGAAAAATTAAATATTTTTTGGAGGAGATAAAATGGGAGCATCTTCAGTAACAGGAGTCGGTGCGGGAGCAGCAGATGTCACCCGTGGTCCCGGCAATCTTCGTGATCAATACGCATCGTTGCTTGATCCACATGTTGTCTGGCATGGCACAATTTACAATAATGATGGTTCAGTTACTGTTAATTTACCATCTAATATTAAAGATGTGCCTGAAAAATTGACTATTCTTTGTTCTGGTAAGACATATGGTGTTGATAAGAATCTTGATGGCGATGGTCTTGTTGAAAGCTTTGACATTACCGGAACTAAGAAAAGGGAAGTCGATTTCATTGTAATCAAGAGTCCATCTGCTTTGTTTACTTCTGATTATAATCCTTGATATATGATTTTATCTTTTAAGGAAGATTTTGAAAAAAATTGCACCCCGTGTGGACATCATTGGACACACGGGGATTTTGTTGAATTAAGCGGAAGTCATTTCAAGCATTTTTCAACTCTTTTGAAGTGTAAATTTATAGATCCTAATGAATTTCGAGTTCAGAATATAATTTCTTTTGATGCTATTGGGGCCAATAGAACACTTTATTTTATTTGTAATTTAGCTGACAAGTATGGTGTGGTTATTACGGGAAGAGCGCAGCCTAATTTGGTTGGTCCTTCTATAACTGGAAATGACAATTTTTATTCTGGCTTGCAATTGGAAAGATTATTGAAATGGTATAAATACTATGGATTTGAATGTAAAGAAATAGATGGCATCTTTCATGTTAAAAGGAGTCCTAAAAATGAAGTACAAGATTAAAACAGAAGAAAAGAAATATGTTGTTATGGATAAAAATGACAATATTATTTCCAAATGGTCTAAAGAAACGATTGATGATGCTGGCGGTTTGGAAAAATGCATTGAGCGTTTTAAGAAAGCTAATCCTAAATCAGAAATTGAAATGATTGGTGAACCAGCACCAGCACCAGAGCCAGCACCAGAGCCAGCACCAGCACCAACACCAGCACCAGAGCCAGAACCAACACCAGCACCAGCACCAGAGCCAGAACCAGCACCAGCACCAGAGCCAGAACCAACACCAGCACCAGCACCAGAGCCAGAACCAGCACCAGCACCAGAGCCAGAACCAACACCAGAACCAACACCAGCACCAGAGCCAGAACCAACACCAGAACCAGCACCAGAGCCAGCACCAGTTAATGGCTGAAAATTTTAATTAAATACTCTAATATTGAATGCAATATTTTATATTACCTCATTGTTGTATAGCTTTTAATGCCAAGGTTGCTTCATCGGCCTTGGCATCTGCTATTGTTAGAAAGTATCATCCAGAAAGGCTTGAAAAAGTTCTTGCTGAATATGAGGAAAAATGGTCTATATTTAGCGATGATTTCAAAGCATCTCTGCCTGAAAGTTTCCAGAGAATGTTTCGTTCTGACATGAATGATTCAATAAGTTTTTGGCAGAATTTATGTACGATAACAAGAAATCCTGAATTACCTGTTCTTTTGTTGGTTAGAAATCCTATTGATAGATTTTTATCTGGTGCTTCTTATTTGAGTCAGGATATTGATAAATTGTTAACTGGTTTGGAAAGTAACGACCAAAAATACATTTTAGAAAGTTTGCCTATAGAGATTGCAAATAATACTCATTTTATCAAGCAATCATGGCTTATAAAGGGCGATACAAGACTTTATAGGTTTCCTGATCAGTTGGAGCAGTTTTGTCTTGATGCTGGCTTAGAGTGGCCTTTACAGAGGATTAATGAGGGTAAGAATGTCAAGCCTGTCTTGACGGAAGAGCAGATCAAAAGAATAGAGTCTTATTACGCTGAAGATGTTGAACTTTTCAAATCTATTTGATTAAACATGAAATTTTGCATTAACACACTTATGCTGTCCAAAGAAATGAGCATTTTGGACAAGATAAAAATTGCTGGCCGAAGTGGATTTGATGGCATTGAGCCATGGGTTGATGATTTTATTTCTGTGAACCCTAATGATGTCAAAAAATGTTGTTTGGATTATGGAATATCAATTCCAACAATAATTCAAATAAGTGGTTGGTTTGAAAATGATGGTGGTTTGATGGGAATTGGAGATAATCATCAAGAAATAATTGAAGAATGCAAGAGAAGGATGGAAATAGCTGTTTCTATTGGATGTGGTTGGATTATTGCGATGCCATCATTTAGTCATCGTGGTAAGGTGAGTGATTGGAATCTTGGTGTTGAGTATTTTCATGAATTATTGCAGATTGGAAAACAGATTGGTTGTATGCCAACTATTGAGTTCATGGGTCAGACTGGATTGATTAACAATTATTTCACTTGTAAAAAATTTATAGATGAATTTGGCGACGATGCCAAGATGGTGATTGATTCGTATCATTTATGGCGTGGTGGAGGATCGGTTGATGATTTTTTGAAGATAGACAAATCACAAGTTTCTGTTTTTCATATAAGCGATGCAGATAAGAGTATTGATAGGGAAAAGCACATGGATCGCAACAGGGTTATGCCAATGGATGGCAAGATTGATCTTAAAAAATTTGCTGATAATGTGAAAAAAATAGGATTTGATGGTTTTGTAAACATCGGTGTTTACAATCAGAAACTTTGGTCTATTAATCCTCTGGAATTATGTGTTGATTCCATAAGAAGATTGAGGGAATTATTTCTCTAATTTATTATGAATCCTTACAAATCAATATCTGATTTTGAAAAGAGAATGGCTGATTTTGTTGGCAGTCCTTATGCTGTTGCGGTAGACAGTTGTACAAATGCTTTGTTTTTATGTTGTAAATATTTGTCTGTTAGTGTGATTACATTGCCTAGCAAAACATATGTAAGTGTTCCATGTTCTGTAATTCACGCTGGTGGTTCTGTATTGTTTGAGGATTATTCTTGGAATGGAACATATCAGTTAAAGCCCTATCCAATTTATGATAGCGCATGTAGAATGATAAGGGGCATGTATGTTCCCGGCACATATGATTGTGTTTCTTTTAGTGCGAATAAAATACTGAATATAGGGAAGGGCGGAATGATCTTCACAGATAGCGAGAAAGCTGTGAGATGGTTCAAATTAGCGAGATATGAGGGACGAGAGGAATTGTCGTTAATGGATCAGGAATCTTTTGAATTTGCTGGTTGGAACATGTATATGACACCAGAACAGGCAAGTCGTGGATTGGTATTAGCTAATTATCTGAGTGATTCGTGTGTAAAGACACCAATGTATCCAGATCTTTCAAAGAAGTTTAAGGTATTGTCATGAAAGTTGCCATAATGCAGCCTTATTTTTTTCCTTATGGTGGTTATTTCCAGTTGATGTCTAGTGTTGATCTTTTCATTTATTTTGATGATGTTCAATTTGTCAGGCGTGGTTGGATGACAAGAAACAAGATTTCCTCTCCTAGTGGAGATGGTCAAATTTATATAAATGTTCCTGTTTGTAAGTCTGATCGTTCTGCCAAAATTAATGAGATAAGTATTTTTGGCGATTGGGTTGGCAAGCACTTAAAGACATTTGAGCATATTTATGGCAAGAGTGTCAAAGATCATATTTTTTATGATTTTTATAGTAGTTTGGGTTCTGAGAAAAATCTCAATAGAATGTTGGTCAGGTCTTTGGATTGGGTTTCTAATTATTTTAGAATTGGTTGTAAGAATGTTCTTTCGAGTGAATTGGAATGTGATGGTAAGGGTCAGGAAAGAATCATAAATTTGTGTAAGAAGGTTGGGGCCAAAGAGTATTGGAATTTGCCGGGTGGTGTTGAATTGTACAACAGAGATGTTTTCTTGGATAACGGTTTAGAATTGAATTTTATTGATACTAGTCATCAAAAAAAATCAAGTATTATAGAGACTATATTTAATGAAAAAACTGGTAATATACGATTCTAATTCAGGATCTACAAAAGAAATAGCCTTAAATATTTGTAGCGATGCTCGTCATTATACTGAAGTTGATAATTTAGAAGAATATGATTTGATTGTTTTCGTTTGTCCAACATATGGAGACGAAGAATTGAGTTTAGGGATGGAAAAATTTTTGATATGTTTGAAAAACAAGAAGAAATTTGCTGTTTGTGAAACTGGCAATTATTATGGATTTGATGATTTCTCATTTGGTTCTAGAAAAATAATCGAGCAATTGTTAATTGGTTCTGGTTGGGATAATATTGGTGGATTTTCTTTAGATTCTTATAAGCCCATCAAGTGGGAAGCTTTTGAAAAATGGTGTAATAAAATAAATGAAAGATCGTGATGTTGTATGCAAATTGAAGCAAATAACTCCATTAGCCACTTTTGGCTTTGAGGGCGATGATTGCGTTGAAGCTATTTTCACTGATCCCAATTGTTATTTTTATGGGATTTTGAGGTTAATGACGGATGATGCGAAAAGGGAAGTTTTGTCTTTGGTTTCAAATCTTAAGAATCTTCGTTATTTAGATTTAAGAAAAAACAGGCTTGGTTTCTTTGAGATTGATCTTTGTAATTTAAGTCATCTTGATTTGGGATCGAATTACATGGGATTTGTGCCCAAATGGATTGAGAAAAACAATTTAAGTTACTTAAATTTGGGCGTAAATGAATTGCACGGTCTTCCTGATTGGTTTGGTAATTTGAAAGAATTAAAAGTATTAAAATTACACAAGAATAAGATATGTGATTTTTCTTGTGTATCTGATTTTGTGAATTTAGAAGAAATTAATTTGTATTTCAATTGTGTAGATGATATTCCTTCTTACCTTTTTGATTTCAAAAATATAAAAGTTTTTTCTTGGGGAATATCCAATCTTTCCGTTTTATCTGATCGTGTTTGTGAATGGCAAAAATTAGAATACTTGTCTTTAGTTGGCAATAATTTGCGTAATTTGCCCGATAGTATTTGTTCGTGTAAATTTTTGATTGGCTTGAGGCTGAATAAAAATCAAATTGAAAATCTGCCTAAAAATATAGGCAATCTGTATAATTTGCGTGATATAACTCTTTACAAAAACAAGATAACTGATTTGCCAGAGTCGTTCATGAATTTGAATTTAGAAAGATGTAATCTTGCTGGGAATTGTTTTAATGATTGTCCTGTTGTAAATAGTAAGTGGTTGGCCTTAAGTGAAAATGATTTGGATTTTGAATGGACAAAATAAAATTAAATAATTCCGACATATATGTTTTCTATCCATCTGTAAATTATTGGGTCGATAGATTAAAGAATAATTCTTATTTTTCATATTCAAAATTATGCCATGCTTTTTGGAATGTTGCTGTTGGCATGGATCGTCAATTAAAAATGTTCAAAAAAATACACAATGAAAATTTCATTAACGAATGTATTGGCATGCTATGTGCGATACCAGTTGATGGTAATTATTTTCAAGGAATTTCCATATGCGAATCAAATTGCGAACATCAATCGATAGATGAAATGTGTAATGCAGTAAAAAATCATTTACACAACAAAGAATTGTATTACGGTCTTATTTGGAAAAAATATTGTTTGAATGGTGTTGTTAAAAATTTCATTTACGAAGTAAGAAATAAACATGTTGTTTTTGTGGGAATGCCTCATATTGCTAATGTTCCATTGACATGGGGACTTGATAATTATGAATTTTTGTCTGTAAATATTCTTGATGCAACTGAAAAGAGATATGAAATTTTGAATATTTTGAAAAATAAAAAAAATTCTGTTATTATTTTTCAATGTGGTGAGATGTTATCATTTTGGTTAATAAATAAATTGCATGAATTGAAAAGCGACAATTTTTTAATTGACATGGGCAGATCTTTAGATGTTTTTTGCAATATGGACAATGTAGGAGAAGACACATTGAAATTTTTCCCAAATGTTGCAAAACCATATTGGAGTAGACAAAGTGATAATTTCAATAAATTCAATTCATATGAAAAAATAATAGTTCCATATAACAATAATTATTTTCAAAACATACTAATCAAAAAAATAAAAATTGCAACTGGATTTGATGTCGTGGAAAATGATACTGACAATACAAAAGTGATTATCAAGTTGCGTGAAGGAGAAAAAATAACTAGATACACACCATTAACTTGTTATGCTTTAACCTACAAATGCGATGATTTTTTTCTTATGCCAAAATTTGAATGTTTATTTGATATAAATAAAACCATTAAATTGTGAAAATAAGTTTTATTGTTTTTCAATCATTAGTTCTGTTTTTTGGATAACCACTATTTATGTATGATTTTTCAGCAAGGTCATTATACCTTAAATGTGCTGTCAATCTTATCTGATCTGTTGAATTGATTCCACTTCTGTGAATGGTTAGATTATGAAAAACAAGCACATCTCCCATTTCCATTTTTATGGGAGAAAAGTGCCAATCTTGTTTTTTTAGAACGGGAACACCATGGAAGTCCTCTTGCTCTAATGGGCCTAAATGGTGGCTTCCTTCTACGACTTCTAGAAATCCCAATTCACTGGTTATTGGTACAAGAGGAATCCAACAAGTAACCCCGTTTTTGCTTCCCAAGTTGCTATGATAATCTTGGTGTGCTGGCAGTTTCCAATATGATTCATCAATGCTTGTTCTTGGAGAACTAAATGCAAGACATGGCTTAGTGTTGAAAGAGGGTTTTGATATTTCACATAGATTTTTCAATTCTGATAGTAGCTTGTCATCTGTGCCTAAAGAGTACAGTGAAATAAGTTTTTGTGTGGCAAGAGCGCAAGATTTGAATCCTTGCAAATCATTTGAAAAAAGTTCAAATATATTTTGATTTATTTTCTTTTCTTCGCAATAAGAATTGAATACTGAAAAAATATCATTTCTAACTAACTCAATTCTTTTTGGACAGAATAATTTTTTTAATAGAATATGACTGTTTTCCATAATCAATAAGAGTTAAAAAACATATATAATTTATGCCTTTGTGTCATGACAAAAAAATCTGTCACATACACATCCCTAAAACTGGCGGGACAAGTGTTATAAATTATTTTCGCATGCCAAAAAATTTAGATAGTATGTTCGGCATGGACGGAAATAGTGAAAGAAGTCATTTCAGCCAATTAGAAATACAAGAAATTTGTGATATATCAGATTATTTCAAGTTTGTATTTATAAGAAACCCTTGGGACAGATTGGCTTCAGAATTTGCGTGGAGAATGGCCGCAAGACCAAACAAGCATGGAATTCTAAACGATTTTAATGAATTCAATGAATTTGTTTCTGGATTAGAAGCAATTTTCGATGATATTGTAAATAAAAAATATCCACACAGAATATGCAATCACTTTTTTCCTCAAAATTGGTTTTTTTATTCTGTGGATTTCGTTGGCAGATATGAGACATTCAGAGAAGATTTGGAAAAACTTGGAAAAATGTTCAATATAGATCGTCTAATACCTCATGATAACAAGGCTAAAACGGTTGATTACAGAATTTTGTATAATGAAAATTCTATTGAGATAGTTAAAAAATTGTATCATGATGATATAAAACTTTTTGGCTATGATTTTTAGTTTAGTTGAATAACATGAAAATTCCCGTGGAACCATATCCATTACCGTTATAAAGCATATATTTTTCTTTCCTGCCATTTAGTTGAAATAGATATGGATAGCATTGCATATCTTGGTCCAGTTCATTTTTTGGAATGAATGGTTTAATTAATTTATTTTCATTTATAGAAAAAATTTCATAATTACTGTTTAGTTTTTTAATTGAGAAGTAAGATATTCCATCGTGAATGCAACAGCGAGAAATGGCATCATTTTCACAGTTGGTTTTGAAATATTCTTGATCGTCAATAAAGTTGAAATTTGAGCTAGAAGTTGCGATTCGCAAATGATAGCAGGGTTTATCTTGATCCCAATGAGTACCGGCACAGTATATCATTTTGGTTTTATTGTCTTCTGAATAAACAAATGGAGAATTGACGAGGCATGGAGCATTTTTATTTGTTGAGAAAACTGGGCCTGAATAAATTCTTTCAAGTTTTTCGTTTTCGTTTATCTGACAAACTCCTATGGCATGCGAATAAGGAACAGATTTTCTGAGATGCCATCCAGAGTAAAACAAATAATTTTCAAAGATGCAAGATGGCATCACGCCGCTGTCATCAAAGCTGCCCCTTTCTCCGGGCAATAGTGCATAAGGATCGTCATCAAGTAAACTGAAATTATAATCGAACTTTAGTTTGCCGATGTGGCTTATTCCATCTTTTCTCCAACTATAGAAAATTAAAATGTATGAATCTTTAACGAATGGAGTTGGCAATTGTCCTTGCTTGTCATAAATTAATTTTTTATTTTTCCACATTGTTGTGAATTTTTGCTAGATTGCCAATTTGTTCAAAATTTAATTTCGCTGCTTTCTTTTACTCTTTTTGCCGGAATTCCAACCCAAACACCGCCTTCTGGCTCTAAATCACAAACCACAGAAGCATCTTGGCCAACAAATGTGCTAGAAGAAATATGTGTATCATTTTTAGTACTACAATTTGTCCCAAGAAAACAAAAATCATCAATTCGGTTGTGACCAGCTATCACTACATTGCCAGAAATAAAATTATTGTTGCCAACTTTTGTGTGATGACCAATATGGCTAAAACTCCATATAACCAAGTTATCACCAACCTCACAAAAAGGTTGTATGTTGCATCCTTCAAAAATAAATGCATTTTTGCCTATTTTTGCATTCCAAGTGTAAGCCTTGCTGCTAATGTAGCTTGCAAAGTTGTACCCCTTTTTTTCAATTTTATCACATATTTCGGCTTTCAATTTGTTCATCTTTGATGCATATATTGGCGCACTAAATAAAAATTTATCTGGAGGATATTCTTTTTCAATGTCTTCAAAAGCGATGACTGGCAAATCATTAAAACGAGATTCTTTCAAATAAGCACCATCCACACAAAATGCGACAGGGACATAATTAGAATCATTTCTGAAATAAAAACAAGCTAACTCGGCCATATCTTTATTGCCAAATATAATTATCTTATTGGTGTTAGTATTCAAAAATTCCTCCACTCTTGATTTCCAGCAAAGCTATGAAAACATTTTCATCCAAATTCGCTCAAAGAAAAATCCATATACTTCATATTTGTTGATAAAGCTATAACAATTGAAGTAGAAGTTTAGGTCATGTTTTCTGATCGATTCTTTCTTGGTTGCAAATATACCAGAATAGACGAAATTAAAAAAATCTGTACCATAGTCTTCGTCTGGAAGTCCTATCATGTTGCAGAAGTGATGAATTACATCATCTCCGTGCTGCAATTCTTCGTGTTCTGACAAATAGGCAAAATAAACACCCTTAATTCCATCATCCCAATGTTTAACAGGACCAAGAGTATATCGACTTGCAGTTTCTACATAGTAAAGATCAAGATTGTTGTTTGTAACCTTCGGAGGAGGTAATTCATCCTTTCTCCAATAAACACTCATAGGCAAAAATTTAGAATCAAGACCCTCATTCAACATTTTATAAGTAAGTAAAGCAAAGTTTGGCGCATGTTCAAGAGGATTGCCTTGCGTAAATATTGTGATATCACTTAAATTATCATATTCTTTCAAAATATATCTAATATAAGTTTCTGATTCTCTTCCTGTGTTGTTGCATCCATTGTGAACTATGACATTAGGATGTTTAAGTTCTTTAGGATTGATGATATCTTTGCCTTTATTGAATACCTCGATTTTGATTTGTTTTGGCATTAGTTCAAACCAACTCAAATCTTCTTGGTATCTTGCAACGATCATTTTTATATCATGCATTCAATATAAGAATTACTTTTTTCTTTTTTTAATTTCAAGAATCAGATTCTGCATTAGTTTTGTTGCTTTGTCGATTAGATTGCTTTTCTTGACATCGATATTATTTTGGCTGTATTTTTCCTTGTATCCAAAAACAGTGCCTTCAATGCAGTTTTCTGGCACAAAGATACCTGAATAACGACATTGATTTACAATTGGCATGATTGCTTCTTTGGGGTTAATATAACTATTTTGCTTGCAGTCAACCATGGATAGTGGTATTTTCCTGTTCACATAATCATCTGCTCCATCATCTCCGTGAATGAAAAATGCAGCGACTTTTCCTTCGTAATGGTTTTTCAGTAGGTCACGATATTTTCCGCTTTGTTCTGCTGCTATGGTCAGCTTTGGGTTTTTTATGTCTTTTCCATAGATTTCTTTTGCTTGTTCTTGAGTAAGAGTGAGGTTGACGCAGACAAGTCTGTCAAATAAGGCTTTGACTTGACTACTTGGTCCAGACCAATGAACAGGAGTGAAGACTACAAATCCATCGGCTTTTTTTAATTTTTTATAAACATCTTTTTCGTGCATAAGATCATTTGTTCCATCACCTTTATCATAACAATCACAAGGATAATGGCAATGAAAACCATTGCTTGTTCCGATGCAACCTTTACATGGTCTAATTTGAGGATCAGTATCCATGACCTTTAGATCGATAAGAGTGATCTTCACTTCTTTGGTGATTTTTTGAATGGCTTCATTTAGAAGAAAACTTGTCTTGCTATTTCCTCCAGAACACGAGTCTTTTGTTCTGGGGCTACCCTGAAATGCAACAATATTGATTTTGTCGTTATTATTGCCTGTTGCTTCTGCTAAATACTCAATAAAGCTAATCATATTACTTCCAATTATAGTTTTTCTAATATATATATTTCGAGGAGATCAATAAAGATGAGAAGTTACAAAGAGTTTCTTGCAGAAAAATATACAATTCGAGATTCTGGCGAGATTAATGAAGCAGTTGCCAAGAAAAAGGAAACTTCCAAGAAGAAGGAATCTGCCAAGAAAGACAAAAGCACAGACAAGATTAATTGCATGCAGGAAATTGTAGCTGAGTTGAAAAATACATTTAAGCATTACAGTCTTACGACAAGAAAATATGTGTGGGAAAAATTAATTTCTACGAAAGGTAAAGAGCTTGTTGGCAAGTTGGTTCATGATCCAATGATCTATCGTACAACCAGTCCATTTACTCAATTGGTTACTGACACCAAAAAATAATTTGACATGAGCATGATGTTTTGGAATAATTGAATACGCACAACCCGTGCGTATTTATGGAGATTGAAATGAAGAAGATTATGTTTTTGGCGATTGCTGGCATTGGATTCTTCGGACTTGATGCCAATGCTGGCATTTTCAACAAGAAGAGCAAAACATGTTCTAATGGATCTTGCTCATCTAGCCAGACAAGTAGAGTTAGAACTGTTGTTGCGGCCCCATCTAAGGCACAAGCGCCAACTGCGCCTCAAAAGAAGGTGGAAGCTCCATCTCCTGTAAAAGCACAAGAAAGCAAGCCGGGACAGGCTCCCGCTCCTGTTAAGGCCCCTTCCAAGAAGGTTGCTGCTCCTCAGCAGTAATTTTAATTAAGGTTTAGCTTGTGGTGCAGCAGGCGCAGGCCCGGCAGCGGGTGCTGCGCCTCCACCACCTCCCCCTCCGCCATCGCATGGTCCCGCTCCTCCTCCTTGACCACAAATGCGAATTTCCCCTGCCAAAGACCTAGGGGTTGGGTCTTTTGGGCTTGGTTTTGGTTTTTGGGGTGGATTGTCTCTTGGACCCGGTTTGAATGGATGACCTTTTCCTTTGCTGGAATACATTTCTTCTATTTGATTTAGCCAGTTCTTGAAATTCATGTTATATTTACGCTAACTTAACATAAATAATATAAACTTTTTATCTTAGGAATTGCATGAGCGAATCATTTCATGAATATGTTAACAACAGAGAAGATCGTCATTTGTTTGAACAAACTGACATTCCTATGAAGTTGATTACAGAAGCGATTGTGAGCGAAGGATTAAAGTATCACTTGGAAAATAATTTATCCCTTTCCAACACCGTGTTCCGATATGGAAGCGAAGCGTATTATACTTTGGTCAACGAAGTTCGTGATCTTTATCGCAATAGACTTATAGAAATCAATGCTCATGATAAGTTTTTCATAGATACGGATTTGGGATGTGAAGCTGTTTATCATGGTCAGAGTGTAAAGCTTGATAGTCCTATGCGTTCATCTGGTCCTAAAAAGTATCAGGTTTTTGTGAACTCTGGCAGGAAAAATGCTCAAGGTGAAACGATTGCCAAAAAGGTTACATTTGGATACAGAGGTCTTAGTGTAAAAAATTACTCCGATGCAAGAAGAAAATCATTTCTTGCAAGACATAAATGCAATGAAAAGAAAGATAGGACAACTCCCGGTTATTGGGCTTGCAATGTAGGCAGATATGCTAAGAAATTAGGTTTGAGTTCATCAAAGAGATGGTAGACAACAGTCACATTCCAGCAAAACAAGAAATCAATGATGGTGTCATTTATCGTTGTTTCAGCAAAGATGTTGATTCAGACGAGTTGAAATGGCATTGGGATGAAAAAGATCGTTTGGTTAAAGTCTTAAATGAAAATGATTGGCTATATCAATCAGATAACAATTTTCCAATTGTTTTGAAAAAAAATACAGAAATTTTCATTAAAGCTGGAGAATGGCACAGGGTAATTAAAGGATCGACTGATTTGGAAGTTCGTGTTATTGAAAGTTAGTTGCGACTAGGGATAATTTCCTCACATGAATCAAATAATCCTTTAACCGTATATTGTATTCTTTTATTTTCTATATCATCTTTACTGATAATTTCAGATAAAATAAAATCGTGAAATATACATTTACTTTTTCCTTCTTGAATAATGACGCAGAATTTTTTTGATATAAGATTTACACTAGATAATTTATCAATGGCGAATTTATCATCAAAGCACATTGTGAGATTCTCTTCTGGGCATTCAGAAGGGAGTTTGGTATCGTATTTAATTAACTTAAACTCTGGTAAAATAATTTCCCAAGTGGCAGAAAGATGCCACTTAGCCGTTGTGTGAAAAAGTTCTCTTTGAAATGTCATCATGAGGAGACTATAAAAAATTATTCGTAAAATTGCAACATGCAAGTTGGTATTTTTGGTGCAACATACTTTAGAAACTCAAATGCGCCCTTGTTTGAAAAGACTATTTCATTCCTGTCTCTTGCTGTGCGTACTTCACAGTCGCAATCCAAAGAATTAAAATAATTTGCTATAACTTGACTGCCTTCTGCTCCAAACTTATGAGTTCTGAGGTAAGATTTTCTTTTGCTTTTTTTGCCAGCATCGAGAAACCAAGTCATCCATGCCTCATCTGATAAAATGTCGAGCATTTCTTTTGTGATGATCTTTTTCCCGTCCTTGTAAAAAATCCTGTAAACTTGGTTGAAAACAGGATAGGCTATGCTATAGCAGCGGAATGTATTTTTGTCTTTTTTAACAGTTTGATCATCAATTTTGAAAAAATCAGACAAAACTTCAATTTTATAATCTAGCCAAAGTTTGTTGCTATCCCTCATAGCAAGGTAGCAGTTTTTACCCCTATCGGGTTTGATTATGGAAGAACCACCCAATATTGTTCCGTACAGAGTTTGTTTCTGCGATTCCTTAAGTTGAGGTCCAGATTGGTATGTCATAATTTACCTCTAATTATATACTTTTTTCGCAAGATTTTTTCCGAAAAATGATTATAAGTTTCAACAAAATAAGGCAGCAACAATAAATATAATGTTCTTTTCTTTATAAGGAGAAATATAAATGGCAGCTACAACTACACAAGGGACCGGACCCGGTTCCGCTTCCAATATTAAGCCATTGATTATCAATGGTACTGTAAAAACATTAAATCTCGAATCAAACGCTGTTACCGCACCGAAGCTTGATAACAACGCACTATCAAAAGCGCCAGTAGTTCTTAACACAGCAACTCAAACACTTAACTCCAGCTATGCTGGTATTCCTTTGGTTTTCGATAGAGCGGCTGGTGTTGTTGTAACTCTTCCAGAAGCAACTGGTACTGGCGATATCTATAAGTTTTATGTAAACACCACTGTAACTAGCAATAGTTATAAGATTCAAGTTGAAAATGCAACTGATGTTATTTGCGGCCTTGCTTTTGGTGATGATGGTGATGGCGAACCAGCTAATGCTTGGGCTTCAGGTGCTTCTTCTGACACCATCACAATGGATGGCAGCACACAGGGCGGCATTAAAGGCGACAGCGTTGAAATTACTGACATTGCGTCTGGTCTTTTCTCTTGCAAGGTATTCATTACCCAAAGTGGTACTGAAGCTACTCCTTTCAGCGCAGCAGTTTCTTAACACTGAGGTATTATGGGGGCTACGACCACAGAAGGTACAGGTCCGGGGATTGCAAAAAGAGACACCAAGGGAAGACTATCCCTTGGTGTCTCTTCGTTAATTGGTCCCAAAATAGTTGCATCTGGGATCACAACTTTGAATGGCACATCTGAATATATTTACATACCTCAACAGATTGGATTAGTTAGCGATTACTGCGTTATTTTAACAAACAACTCTTCTAATCATCCATACATTTCAAACGCTTTGTTGCCCATTTCTGGGTCAAATGAATGGAGATTCCAGATAACTGCTGGAAATAATGATGTCGTTCACTATCTTGTAGTTAAAATAGGTTAAGGAAAAATTCAAAATTTTTTAATGCAACAAAAAAAATGTAAAAAATGCAAATTTGATAAGCCTATAGAATCATTTAGAATTTGCCGTTTGTATAAAGGAATGGAGCAAGGCAGTTATAGGCGATCTGAATGTATTGACTGTGAGAAAAAAAGTTCTGATCAATTGAGAAAAATAAAACATACTGTTCCAGAAAAGCCTAAAAAGTGTGATTGTTGTCAAGAAATTACTGAAAATTTTGTTCCAGATCACAATCATGAAACTGGTAATTTTCGTGGTTGGTTATGCAGGAATTGTAATCAGGGAATTGGTAAATTAGGTGATAACTTAGAAGGATTGTTGAGGGCTGTGAGTTACATTATGAAAAACGATTTTACTCATCGTCCTTTGGTTTGAAGAATTTAATGTTTTTATCGGCCCATTCTATTGCCATGTGGGCTCCTCTGTTGAGAAGTCCTACAAGTTGAGTTGGGTTTCCGCTTCCTTCAATTGCGATGTTATCTCTTTCTGCGTTTTCGATCCAAACAAGTGCAAAAACAAGGCCATTTCTTTGTTTAAGTTCTGATGCCATTTGTCTTATTGTAAGAAGTGACATGTCTGGAAGTCCTAATTCCTTTTGTTTGGCTTTTTTTAGGTCTCCATTTGATTCAAGAACATTAGCCAGTTTCTTTTGAAGCATTTTGATTGTTTCAAATTTTTTTGTTTGTTCTATAACAATTTGATATGAAAAATCTTTTGGGTCACTTTGATTTGCAAGAACGAGCAAATTACAAGGGTAGTTTTCTTTTATTTCCGTTATTTGTACAGATAGTGCTGTAAGGGTTGCTTCTTTATTAATTTTGAAGTGAATCCAAGAATATTCCGTACTAGTGTCGATTATTGATATTCCCTCATATTTATTGAGAGTCTTTACAAGAGACTCGAATTCCTTTTCCATTAATCCTCCAAAATTCCATTATTGTCTAGAGAACGCACAAGTTGCATAAGATGTTTGCACATTCCCGGTAATTTACGAGGATTCGCAGAACCGGGATTTATTTTCGCTTCGTACTTTCTTTTCTTTCTGCCATACAAAGATCGGTCGATATGATCTTCGTAGTTGAAGCGCCAATAAAAATCTTGACACCCGCAACGAAGAACAACATCCTGATTTGTATTCAGTCTTTCAAAAAAATACTTGCTTCCATTACTTGTGGATAACTCGGCCAAATGTGGATTTTTAGAATCGTAATACCTCACATTCTTGAAAAGAATCATAGGGTTATATTCTGTACCTTTTAGCTCATTCCTTGCCAAGCCTTTCACAAATAAAGTTCTAACACCTAGGAATGGAACGAATGATAAATTTGTAATACTTATTTCGTTAACCGAATTTTGCCTTTTCCTTGTGTTTGGAAAGGCATTTACGGCACTCGTATACAATCCTTGTAGGCTTGATTCATTGAGTTCGAGCCAATTGTGGAACTTCATACATATATTTATCGGATATTCAAATTTTTCATTCAAAGTAAACTAATATATCCATAGATTTTCGGCAATCTGTAAAAAATGACGAAGTGATTTATGTCAGACAATAATCAAGATAACCTTCCAGACAAATCGTCACTAGCTGACGAGGATTTTATTGCATTTGACATGAAGCGTTTTGAGGTCAGGACTCGCCCAGCAAAGGGAGGAGGCTTAGAGAACGCCATTTTCATTGGAGGAGAGTTGCTTGATTGGACTGTTGATCTAAACAGTCTAATGGAAGCAGCAAAAATGGGGCCTCAATATATTCGTGAAGTTCAAAAGGATATAGAAAAACACTTTGCCAATTCTGTTTCTGATTTCCTCGGCAGGAAGGTTACAATTGAGGAAATCCAAAAAGCCACCAAAACTGGTTGGATTTAATTTCATTTGATTTTTAACCCTGATGGGAGGTGATTCAGCTTAAAAAATCAAATGAAATAGAAAAGGGCTGTTAGGTTGTTCCTAACAGCCCTTTTTTTTTAGTTCAACCAAGTTTTCTTAGGATCGTTCATTCTACCAAAAATTGATTCAAGAAATTTTTTGTCTTTATTTTGAATTTTTGAACTTTCTCCAGTCATTCCGCTATGCATGCTTTCCTCTTCTTCTTTTTGTCTTGCAAGTTTAGCAGCATCTTGAGCAGATTTTTGCGCCAAAGCTGATTGAAAAGGAGTGCGTCCAGTAGGAGCAGTAGGAGCAGTAGGAGCAGTAGGAGCGGTAGGAGCAGTAGGAGCTACAGGAGAAGTAGGTTTTGGTTGCGCTTGTTGCTTTTTAAGTTCTTGCATGCCTTTTTCCCAAGAACTCAATGGCTTTTCTGGTTGTGCAGCGGCAACTGGTTGTGCGGCTTGCTGCTGAATTTCCTTTGCAACTTTTTGCCTTGTTTGCTGTCCAAATTTCATGTGTTGCTTTAATGCTGTTGCAAACTGAGCAAATTCTTCTGTAGGCAGAACACCATGTCTAGCCAAAATATTTTCATACGCACTTAGCTTATCTTGAACACTCTTAATGATTGGCTCATCACGCTTTTGATCCCAAAGTTCTTGAGAAACATCTCCACCTTGGTATCCTCGACCAGCAAACCAGTTTGTCAGATTAGTTTTTTGACGACCCAACCAGTCGCCAACTGCCCTGAAAAGGCTTTCATCGATTCTTCCCCTCAATGTTCTGTGATAAGATTCAATAACATCATCAGGATTGATTCCATTGCTCATGAAATCAACAATGTGGCTTCTTATTTCATTGAAATTTCTTACTTTTTCGCCTGAAAAAACACAATTTCTAATGTATGGATTTTGAATTGATTCTCTTTTAGGTGCGCTTGTAGTAAAGGCATCAGATGGTTCTGGCACAGTCAGAATAGGTGATTTTGATTGTTGACTGAATTGATAAGGAGTTGACACACCTGCAAATGTTGGATCTTCTATGTTATATGTACTTGGATCAGCTTCTGGAACACTAGATGGCTCGCCTTGTCGGCGGCGTGTTTGGAATTCTGGTCTATTTTCAGGATTTGCCTCGGGGGCAAGATCTTGTCCGGTTTCATCGCCAGTTTCATATTCAGGTTCAGACATTGGTTTTTGGAAATCGCCAAAATAATTCTTAAACTCTGGATGATCGTATTGTCCTTGTGGTTGTTGTGAGTTAAATCTCAAACTAGTGATAAGTTCAAGAATGTCATGGCTGAATCCTGAAGACGAGAATATCTTTTGCATATAAGCAGAACTTTGATAACGATTTGAAAGATCGCTTAATGCCTGCTGCAACTCCATGGTTGCTCTTTGAATTTCCCTGTCACTATTCTGTTCTTCAATAACCCAAACACTGAATGATTCTTGGAAATATTCGTTGTTGGACAACCAACTTACAAATTTCTTCGGGCTTACACCATTGAGTGCCAATAGATGCATGGCTTCTTTAACAAGTTCCATGTTTTTTAATGTTGTTCTTGATGGTCTAATCATAATACCTCTTTCATTCAGGTAGCTTATATTTATATTTTTGCAAGTCCATTTTAACAAATGGTAACTTTGGCAATTCTCTCTTTTCTGTATATATTGGCTCCAAACCATTATCTAGTTCTTCGTTCCAATTTTTGAGCATTTTTATGTCGGTGAAATAAGATTGATGGTTCATCAGTTGTTCTTTGTGCTTTCTAATAGCCCTACACACTCCGATTACCTTGAGATCATCATTTTGAAACAAAGGTCCACCACTGTCTCCAACCATACAATATGCATTTGTTCTAATAAGACCTTTGAATATATTTGGGTTGTATGTCTTGGTTTGTGTGATTTGGCCATAATCAATTCTTGCATCATCCATCATCCCAAATCCTATGTGGAATATATTTGAACCCATGAATATTTTATGGTCGAAATTAATTTGCACTGTCGGCAATTTCTCATCTGACTCAAAAACACCTATTGCCAAATCTTCTTTTGGTTCCAAGGCATAAATGAACATAGGATAAGTTTTTTCTGATTCGATTTCTGCGTGTTTTTTGTATTTGAATATTTTTACAAAGAATGGACCGTTACTTTCCGCTATGTGTTCTGCTGTAATAATAGCGTTGCGATACTTGTTGCCGTTTTTGGTTGATCTGACTATGAAGCCGCTTCCTCCAGTTTCATTTTTTGTATCAGTTATGCATACAGTTGGATAAAGACAAGATGAATAAATATTATCTGGAACTTTTTGTGCAAATCCAGTTGTAATACTAATCATTAAAATAAAAAAAGACGATAATATGAATTTTTTCATAGTTCCTCATTTTTATTTAGATTAGAAACAAAAAAACACCTGTCTAAGATAGACAGGTGTTCGATAATTTTATTTTTAATTAAATCAACCGTTAATCCAAGTGCCACCAGAGCCGTTGGTATAATCTTCAATATTCTGAGTAACATCGGTGAAAACTTCACCATCGATGAGTTCAAGAACTTTGCGATCAGTACCAGAGACAGTTTCGATGTAGCCGGTACGCTGAACTGAAACACCGTTAACAACTGAGGTGTCGAGTGAACCTTCGGTGCCGAGGTTTCTTAAGGTCGGGGTGAGAGCAAGAGTGTATGTTGCCATAGTCATTTCCCTTTATAAAAGATAAAAGAGGTTACAATCTATATATGCTTCAAATTATAAATTATTCAATTGGTTAATGGTTGAAGCGTAAAATTCAAGCGTCTTATGCCTGAATTGGCAGAAATGTCTACGCAAACCTTTCTGCTCATTGAGTCAAAAGATACTATTGTCCAATTTGGGTTTGTCAGAAACATCCTTCTTGGCAGCAATAGTTCGTAATAAACCCAAGTACCATTATTTATGTTGGAGTTTATAATATTTTGAGATAGATTTGAAATACTAATCACCTGTCCTGTTTCAATAACTATCGCTTTGCTCTTATCAAGATTGCTATTTAGCATGGCGAGCAAAGTTGCTTTTGGTAATGTTGCTAAATTTGTGCAAGGCTGTGAAATAATCATAGGTTTTTTCTCTATTACTCTTGATATTTATGGAAAACACTCAGCAAAAAGAAAACTGTTATTTTTATACTGACTGTTCATTGCCTGTGAGTGAGCAGATTATTCAGGTCATGTGCATGAATTGTCATGAAAAAAACCCAGAAATGGGCTGGTTTTGGGAAGGCTCAAGGCTCGGTTACGGTCCATTTGATTTTATTTGCAATTTGTGTGGTCATGCTGTTCATGAAAAGAGGAGTAATGATGAAAGTCAGTCGTCCAGCAATTAAATTAATGAATGATAAATGGTCGGTTAAAGATTGGATACTCTCAAATTTCCCAGAAGATTATGAGAACATGACTTATGTTGAGCCATATGGAGGTGGAGCAAATCTGCTTTTTTGCAAAAATAAGTCAAAGTTTGAAGTCATCAATGATATAAATTTTGATTTAATTGACATTTTCAGAGCAATGAGAGATGATCCTAGCGAACTTGTAAAAAGACTGACTGGTCAAAAATGCACTCAGGAAAACTTTGATAAAGCATCAATCAGAAAAGACTTTGATGATTACATGGATCACGCCGTTAATGATCTTTTTCTTCGGAAGACAAGTGCGAATGGATTAAAAGATAAATTCAGCAAGCCTTCTAGCCTTGAAACATGGAAGAAGAGTGTCAAGGAAATTTTTGAATATGCGAATAGAATCAAAGATGTATATATCTTGAATAAGCAGGCCTTAGATATTATTGAAAAGTTCAATATAGAAGATTCTTTTATTTATTGCGATCCTCCCTACCTTCATGAAAACAAGGTTTCCAAGGTTGTTTACAGTAGTGAAATGACACCAGAATGTCACATGAAGCTCTACCAAATTCTCGATAAATTTAAGGGCAAGGCAATAATAAGTGGATATATGTCGCCATTATATAAAAGAATATACAAAAATTGGAATATTGAAAAAAACACAATAAATAAAGGCAATTCCCGTGAAGTGGAAATTATATGGAAAAATTTTTAGGTGGTTGTCATGAAATGTGAAATGCCAAATTGCGACAATGAAAGTACAAAAAAAATAAAAAACAGCGGTGTTTTTTATGGCATTTATGTAGAAGATGCCGAGATTGATGTTTGTGATCAACATCCAATTGCCGATATACAAAATATAATAAATGAAGTCTCTGTTGATAGCTGCATGGATTCACAATTGTGCAATCCATTTGATGACATGGAAATGCTTAGAAAACAGAAAATTATGTCTAAATAATGCATGGTACTTAATTTCAAAGAATTCATGTCTTTGTCGAAAGATTCTCCACAAGGGACATCCGACCTAAAATCAGATGGTTTGACTGTTACTTTTTCAGGGGAAAGCTCGAAAAATAAAACGCCAAAACCTAAAAAATTGTCAGGTTTAGATCCAGAAAAAATGTATGGAAAGATAAAAAAAAATGAACTTCCGTAAATTATGGGAAAACATGAAATACGCCAAAGATCAAGGTTCGGAATCTCCCGAAATTGATCCTATGGCAGTTACAGCTATAAGAACAGGATTAGGAATTGGCGAATCATTTTGGGATGATTTTATTCAAATTCTCAACAATTCCGAAGGACTCTCTGCTTTGTTGGATATTTCAGTCGATGAAATTTCAACATGGAGGAAGAAGATAGAGGATGCCTTGTCGCAAGTTGGTGAGGAAGATGGTGATTTGGATGTTGGAAAAAACAAGAAACTAGTCAAAACTGGACAACCGGAAGAACCAGAAGATGATGAAGATTTCTCAGGAGCATAATAAATGAAGACTTTTCTGCAATATATCAAAGAACAAGGTGACGGCGAAGAAATGCAAACAGTTGCTCCTCCCGGCGACATGCCATTGGATAAAGAGTCTGGTGACGGTGACAAACCAATCGTCCCCGGAGATGGCCATTCTGAAAGACACAAGGAAAAGTTGAAGAATGCATTTAACAGATTCCTTAATGAAAAAATGCTTGTAGCGGTCAAACATGGAAAAATATCTAAAGAAGACGCTCTAATGTTGTTGAAAACTGAAATATCGGCTTTCTCCAATATGATTGGCGCTGATGCAAATAGCGCAGGCACAGAAGGGAAGAATGCCATGGCAACCAATTCCGAACCTAGGTCGCCAATTCCAAATCAACCAACAGCGAGTGGCTAAAATGAGGCGTGGAAGAATTGTTTCTAGTGATATTACAAGAAAAAAAATACAAGAAGCTCTTAAAAACAAGCCTTCTATAAACGACAATGCTCCTACTCCGCAGCAAATCAACGATTCCAGAAAGAACATTAAAAAAAACCATTCAAATAAAAATGTAGTTACAAATAAAGTAATAAGACATAGAAATCAACCTGTAAAAAGGGCTACTACTCAATTTTTGACAAATGCGGCAAGTAAAACTACAAAACTTATTCTTCCCGAGCGTGGCAGTTTCAATGCTGGAATTCTTGATTTGGGAAATAAGATTCTTTGTGTTTATAGGCCAGACGAAATTCAACTCGTTGCCTGTTTTTTGAATTATGATTACAGCGTAATACCTGATTCATTTTATAGATTCAGCTTATTGCTTGCAGCCGATCCAAGGCTAATTCTCACTCCAGACAATAAAGTTTTAATGTCATATTCAAAATATGAATCAAATAGTTCAAAAGAACATATTGATGGCAATATAATCATGGACTTGAATAAGTCAGACAACAAAATATTTTTAAGTGAAACAATAAGAATAAGCCCCGAGTGGATGAAAAACAGGCAAAAAAATTGGATGCCTTTCATTCATGAGGAAAAACTATATTTCATATCAACAGTTTGTCCTCATGCAATTTATAATGTAGACTGGAATGGTAAAACACAATCTTCTTTAGTGCATAGCACTAATTGGGAAAATAATTGGTTTTGCAAAGAACCACTGAGAGGAAACACCAATGCCATTTTGATGAATGATGGCAATTATATTTGCACATTTCATACTGCTTCAAGATTGGAAAATTGCCACTTTTACGATAATGGAGCCTATATTTTTGAAGGACATCCTCCTTTCAAACCTTTGTTTGCTGCCAATAGAACATATCTTCGTGCAGAGGCTGCTAGAGAACCACACTACAGAAAAGAAGGTCTAATTGTTTGTACATTTCCGATAGGCATGATGATGCGTGATGAGAAATTAATTATAAGTTATGGCGACAATGATTCTTGTGTTAAAATTATGGAAACCACATTGGAAGAAATGAAAAAAACCATGATGCCAGTAAAAAATGTTTCTACGAGCGTTAAGTTTAATCAATCTGACAATATGTCAGAAAATGTTCCAATGATATGAATTAGAGGAAAGATTATATGCATTATGTTCATCGTATGACTTTGATGATTCACACAGCTTCTTGCGATAATTTTTTAGAATCGCAGGGAATACCAAGTTATTATGAGGCTTTGCTGAGAAATTTAAGCAGACAATCTTTGCGTGAATTTGAACTTGTTTATGTTGATAGTTTTTACGAAGAAAACAGAGAGAAATTTGATAGATTGCTATCAGGATTAAATTTCATAGCAAAGCATGTTCCTATTCATAAGGACCACAGATATTGGTTTGATAAAGGCTATTGTTATATTGCTGCTGCAAAAAATACAGGTATTTTGCATGCCGATGGCGAATTGCTTGTTACATGTGATGATGGAGAGTTTTTCCCAGACGATTTTTTACAGCGTTACTGGAGTCATTATAAATCAGGTCATTATATGCTGGGCATGCATAATAGACTCAGGTCTATCAAGACAGAAAACGGAATACCTGTTTTCCCTATACAAGGTGAAATTTATATAAACGACAATAGATTTAATCAACTTTACATTAACGCCAGCCCATCTTCAAAAAGCAATAATATTTTTCAACATAATAATGGGAGTTGGGCCTATGCTGGCACTAGTTTCTCTTTGCTAGATGCTCTTGAACTCAATGGTTTCAACGAAAGGATGGATGGATGTAAAAGTCTTGATGATTGTGATTTTGGTAACCGTTTACAAATTCTAGGAAGAAAATTTGTACAAGACAAAAAAGGCATATTTTATATATTGGATCATCCTAGCTATGCAGACATGACTCCAGCAAACTGGGAAGTTGGATTGGACGGTCAATCAAATCAACTTCCTCCTCCCACAAGAAGGAAAAAGATTGATAATTTAATTGCAGTTGAAAATTATGGCACATTGCGCTGTTCAGTTGAGCTTAAGGAAATAAAAGCGAATGTAAAACCATTAACTGACAATCATTTGAATATAATTCAAAGAGAAACCATACACTATAGAAAATTTGACCCATTGGCACCAGAAAATGCTGAAAAGTTCTCAATATGGAAAGGTGTACCAACATTTGATTTGGTCAAACAAAGACAAGAACTGAGAACATCAAAAGAATGGAGATGGTAATGGATATTACAAGTTTTTTAGATATACATCTTGGCACCATTGATGGATGGTGCGAAAAAGACAAGGCCAAGAAGCTCTATGAAATAATTTGTGAAATAAAGCCTAGTTTGTGCGTTGAGATTGGTGTTTTTGGAGGCTCATCTTTGCTTCCTCAGGCTCTTGCCATCAAGCATAATACAAAAGGTGTTATAGTTGGCATTGATCCTTGGAGCAATTCTTGTGCTATAGAGGCTATGGAGAATAAAGCCAATAAAAATTGGTGGGGAAATGTTGATCTTGAATCAGTATACAAGAAATTTTTACAAAAAATTAAATTATATGAAGTTGAAGATTTTGTTCAAGTATATCGTAATAAATCCTCGGAAGTTGTAAATCGTTTTGATGACAATAGCATTGATGTTCTACACATTGATGGTAATCATTGCGAAAAAATTTCTTATGCGGATGCAATTAATTATTATCCAAAAGTCAAAATAGGTGGTTATATTTTCTTTGACGACATCAACTGGAGCGAGAACATGAAAGATATTTCTACTGAAAAGGGATTAAAATATCTCTTGCAATTCTCTGAAGAGATGGGCGTTTTTGGCAAAGACTGCTTGTTGATGAAAAAAGTAAAGTGAAGATAATATTCCTCCTAAGCCATAAATAGCAATAGGGGGCATATGAATCAAAATTTTACTACAGATCAGGTTCAAGAACAGCTTGTGCAATTACAAGTTTTTTTAGAAGAAGCCAAGCAAAAGTGGGATTCAGAAAATCCACAACCAAAATCATGGTTCGATAAGAACAAGGCATATATTGTTAAAACAACTATTTTTTTGATAGGAATAACTGATAATCTTATCAATTTAGTTGAAACATTTTTGCTTAAAGGGCCGGATAAAAAGATTGCTGTTTTAGCAATTGCCACGCAACTTTTTGACTATGTTGCTTCAAAAGCATTTCCAATATGGATTTCTCCATTTGTTCCAGTTATCAAGCAAATAGTAATATCAATAATAATCAGCAATATGATTGAATTCATAGTTTCTAAATACAAAGAAGGTGCTTGGAAATGGGAGAATAAAACAGATGCCTCTAGAACAGTGTGATATTATCAATTTACTTCCTTTTGTTCGTGAAGACATTGCGACAGTGCAAGATGTCCAACAAAGAGCAGGATGGGAAATTACTGCTTTCAATCTTTTGGATACTTGGTCTTTGACACAGGGAGAAGGCGTTGTTGTCGCAGTCCTCGATACAGGTTGTGATTTGAATCACGATGACCTCAAGGGAAATCTTTTAGAAGGCAGAAATTTTGTAAAAAAAGGCATGCCTCCAATAGATGATCAAGGCCATGGAAGCCATGTGGCGGGAACTATTTGCGCTTTGAACAATGATTTTGGAGTAGTTGGAGTTGCGCCAAAAGCGAAAGTCATGCCTGTCAAAGTTTTGGACAGCAAAGGAGCAGGTAATCTGTCAGTTGTGGCAGAAGGGATCAAATGGTCTGCTGATCAAGGTGTTGATTTTATCGTAATGTCTCTTGGTTCTCCGACACCTACACCTGTGATTTATGATGCAATTAAATATGCAGAATCAAAAGGTGTTGTAACTTGGTGTGCAGCAGGCAACGCTGGCAAGACAAGACAGATATTTTATCCAGCCGCTTATCCAGAAGTTATTGGAATAGGCGCTATTGATGAGAATTTGCATCGTGCCAACTTTAGTTGCACAGGCCCAGATCTTGATTTTTTGGCACCGGGTGTTGGAATTTTAAGTACAGTGCCTGATAATTGGTATGCAATTTTATCTGGCACATCTATGTCAACTCCTTTCGCAGCAGGAGTTGGTTGCTTGCTTCTTTCTCATAAAAGAAAAATACAACTTGGAATCAATCTTAAAACAGCAAAAGATTATATTGATGTTTTGAGAAATTATACTATTCCAACAACCGATCCTAAATTCGCAAATCAAAATTTTTTAGAGGGATTTGGAATTATTGATCCACGCAAAGTTACAGAATGGATGCAGCGCAACTAATCTTTTGAAGGCAATACTGCTGGAGGGAGATCATAAAATATAAAATCTTGTTCGCTGCTCAAGCTGCCATATCCTTTTTGGCCTTCTTTTCCACCTTTTGCCTGACTTTGTACTTTTCCATCTTTTTCTCCTGATCCTTTCTTTTCTCCAATAACTCCTTTTCCTTGAGCTATTTGCTGCATTGCTTTTGCAAGTTTTTGGTGCATTTGTTCCGAGTATGGTAATTTATAAACTCTTGGTTCTTTTCTTTTCTTAATCTTGAAAGGAAACAAGTGGTTTTCATTTTGTTCTTCTTCTTCGATGCTTGATGCCCAAATCAATATGCTGCCAGAATCTGCTGTTTTTAATTTTGATGGTTCTTTAACCAAAGACCAATGAACCGTGAATTTTTCTGGCATAACTTGTTCTGTCGGCCATCCTGACAAACTACTTACAGAGTGCCAAAGACCTAAACTAAAGTAAAGTACTACCGAAACCACAATTGCTTTGAGCCACCAATATCCTTTGCCGAGAATGATATACCATAAACACATAGCAGAAATAATCACAAATGTGATTGAAATCCCGATGATTGTGTTGTCCATTTTTTTCCTTACGGTGCTGATGGCACCTCAAATGTGTTCTGCTTTGTCCTTCCAATCATCTTTTTCTGAATTGTGTTTGATGATTCTATTTCGCCATTTTTGTTTAATTTGAAACGAAGAGCAGTTTTTTCATCACCTTGTGAATCCAAAACCACTTGACTTATCATCATTGTTTTAAGTTTTGGATTTACTTTGTCGATCTGAATAGTGACAGGGCATGGTCTTTTATCATTCATTTTATAAGCATGAACATTAACGCAATACTCACCAACATGGAATCCACGGAATGTGATAATCTCTCGATTGTAGGGATATTTCATAGGCCCTTGAGGGGTTTCCACCATGTCGTTTCGGAATCCCAAATCGTCACGGTCAAGGTGCATAAGTCCAACCTCTCTGCTCCTGAAAAAAACAAGATTGCCAAGAGGGTCTTCGACATATATGTCTATATCGTTGTCCATATCATCTGGCCATGTCATAGTGACGATTAACTCTGCCTTAACTTCGACAGATGATTTGCTTTGATCTTTATTTTGGTTTATGAGAGCAAACGACAATACGAAAAGAGCCGTAAATGCAAGAAGCATATTAAAAAGCAAATCCAAAAAAGATGTATTGCAACTATAGTGCTTTCTATTGATCATTTTGCTTCCTGTTTTTGCGCTATTTTGTTCAGATGCAAACCAAGAATCAATGCTTGCATTTTTAGACATTGTCCGCAGATCAAACCAACTAGTGTCGTATACAAAGCAGTTGCCATGCTCTTTCCTAGTTCTGACAAAAGTCCCTGAATGGTTTGTTGGTTTGATATATCGAGGTTTTCAAAACCTGCCAACATCATGCAGAATCCCACTATTGTTCCCAACATCCCAAGATTGAGGCAAAGCTCACTTGTGAACCAGATTGTTTCTTCTCTTCTTGCAAAAGATTCGATCTTTTCTTTGGTAATATTGTTTTCATTTTCAGTCAAGAAGATATCTCTGCCACATTTAATGCTCATAATGTAAAATATAACTATGGTAGCAATGCTTAAGTAGCTTGCATCTTTTTCCCAGAGTACTTTTACGAATCCAAGGTAAAAGGAAAAGACTGTTGCCACAATGAATAATGTGAACAAAAGCCACCATTTAAGAAATGATTCAAATTTCATTTTGAGCCTTTTTGTTTTTGAGTTTATCTACTTTCTGCTTCAATTCATTCGCCAATTCGTAATTTTCTTCAGAAATTGCCAATTGCATTTTGGATTGCAATATGACAATTTCATCTTCTGTGTTTAGATAAAATCCTGTCGTATCATGTTTTTTTGGTCTTTTGCCAATATGTTTGTATCCAACCTGACATTTTGTAATCATTGCCAGAATCTTGTCTCTGAATGATTCGTAGCACATGTCGCATCCAAGTCTTGATTTTTTGACAATGTCTTCAAAGCAACAATTGCATTGAGAACACTTTTTTATATCTTTTTGATATTTATCTGTTATATTTTCAATGATGCCCATAAGTTCTTCAAGGGCTTCCACGCTATTTTTTTTGTATTGTAAATAAGCGCACTTTTCGCAAACCATTTTTTGCACAAATTCGCCGCCATCAGAAACTAGTATCTGATAAGACTTCGAGTTTGGACAAGGCGTTCCATTAAGAGGACAGTTTTCCATATTCAATCCTTGTTTTCAGATGCGACGATCTTCTTCAAATCATCCAACTTTTTGTAAATTATTTTCTTTTCATCATCTGTGATTTCATCCTTGAAATCCATTAACATTTTACGGGCAAAGGAATCATATTTCTTGGAAAATCCAATTCTTATTTCCAATAATTCTTTGCTGTATTTAACAACATCTTCTTTTTTGGCGATGCTCGGATTATCAGATTCATAATCCTTTTCCGAAAATTTATTGATTTCTTGTTTCCATGCTGATTGCAGCTTTTCTGACTCTTGGCCTATCTGTTGCGAAAAAACAAGTATAAATGTATGTTTTTCAATTGGCTTCAAAATTGAAAAACTTTTAACATCATTTGTTTTCTTGTCTATTATCTCAATTTTATTCCAATACTGTTGCGAAAAAGTAGAATCGTTAAAATTTTTGTAAACTGAAATGGCATTTTTATAATCATTATGAGTCGCCTTTGCCTTTGCTGGTTCATCGTAGCCAACAAAAGCAAGCAAAATAATCAAAATTATTTTCATTTTTCCCTTAAATAAATACCGCATCGCCTTTTATTCGCAAGCTGAAACCGTCAACCTCAAGAGATTGCGAATTTGCTGCTACAGTTCTCTTTATCCATACTGGTATTACATCCAAATTGCGAAAAGTACCCAAAGAATATGAGGATGTAGAAAATACTACGCTTGTTGGTGGTGTGGTTTCAACATCAATTAAGGTTGCTTCTTTATTGATTGGAGAGCCATTGACAGATTTGACTATTGAAACATTTGGAGCAGAACCAGAATAAGTAAGAGAATTGGATTGTAATATGAGCAGTTCTTGATACCTCGCCCCAGAATCTCCTAAAAAATTTACTTCAAAAGAAAGAGTGTTGCTTCCTGCATCATAACTTGCTGATACTGTAACTCCTGTCAGATAATCCAACAAATTAATTGCGGTTTGGAAATTACTTGCAAAAGTGTTGACATCAACATCATAAGAAAAATTAAAGTTATGTGTTGTTGTATCGGTATAAGTTAAGGTAATTGTACCTCCAGTAACACTACTGAAGTTGCTGATGTTCACATATTGTCTGTCATTTAGAATCTCAAATCCAATCTCCATTTCGGCACCACTAGTTGGATCGTATAGGATGTATATTTCAGAATTATACAAAATTTCAGATGCGCTATCGTTGCTTATATAAAGGCACCTGTAGTCTATCATTCCTAATGATGCTTCTGAATTTGTGACATTATCAAACAAAGTGTTGTTATTTACTGAATAAATTGATGGCGCACCACCCAAAGATAAGTTGGGGTTGTTGTTTGAAGAACCCCCAGAGTATAAGTAAGAAATATCGCCGGGTACAATTGGCATCTTAACCTCAAATTTTGAACTATAATATCTATAAGTAAGTATATTTTTTTACCATTTTGGTTGATTTGAATTTTCTAGGCACTTATAATAGATGGCAAGATTGTTTCGGAAACCTGTCAAAAGATGACGGACTCGGAAATAACGAAGCAAAACATGCAAGAACACAAAGATCATTACAGGCTAGATTCATCTAATCCTAGAAGGATTAATGGAAAGCGTGTAATTTGGTCTAACTTCCAAACCAATCTTAAAATATTACAAATATACAACAAAGGTCTGGAATACTCCGTACTTTCCGATAAGTATGAAACTTGCAATCCATTGGTTTGGTGTAAAGATTTTCTTCACGATGTTGTACATTCGTCTTTAGCAAAAAGATCTTTTGAAATATATCGTCTTCGATATGATCCTTCCATAAATCCCAAGCCTTGTATTAAACAAACAAGAATATTGGTTGCAAATAGTCGTGATATCAGGATGGTAAAAAAGATACCATCATGTCTTGATTTCATTAATCAAATTGAAGACAAGCTCAATATTTCTCACACTATTGTTCGTCCATGTATCAATCCACCAGTTGGTTATACAAAAGATAATGTTTTCATTTTCCAAGGACACAAAAGGTGGCTTTTTGCTCCTGCAATGTTGTCTTTATACACACTTTTGATAAGAGTTGGATTTTCGCATTTTCTTGGAAAAGATTATAAATCCACAATATTAGGACTTAAAGAGGGATTGATTAAACAGTATCAATCCAAAGATGCAAGATGGATTAAAGAAATAGAACCAGCTTTTGAAAAAATCATTAGAATTGGCGACCGTAAAATTTTTTATCGTGATATCAAACTCAATTATCCCGCTCACATGTCAACAGACATTATGCATAATAGAATGGGCATTGTTGCTTTCGCAAATGATATTAGGGCCAAGCATGCAGGACTATCTGTGGTTATGCCTTATTGGCACCTAATCAACTAACCTTTCTTTTGGAGGAGCGGGACATGGAATTTACTTTTGGTTGTGATCCAGAATTCATGCTGAATCGATGGGAAGAACTGCAAAGTGCTATTCCATTGTTGCCCAAAAAAGAAAAGGCTGTTTTGAAAAACGGAAATGGTTTTTATTTTGACAATGTGTTGGCAGAAATTGCGGTTAAACCTTCAAAAACAAAAAAAGAATTATTCACAAATATACAAAATGCTTTGCTTCATCTTGCAAAGTTAATTAAGCCTTGCAGATTCACGATTCGCTCTTCTGCTAGGTATCCAAGCAAGCAGCTTGATGATAAGGAAGCAAAAATTGCTGGCTGCAATCCAGAATGGAATGTTTATACCTTAAAATGTATTTTGCCTCCAGAGGAGGTCATTTCTAAGACGACATTCAGAACTGCTGGTGGTCATATCCATGTGGGGGCCAAAGGACTAGATGATCCAATTAAATCATTCGATGTGATTAGAATGATGGATTTGTTTATTGGAATACCATCTTTGTTTATGGATACCGATCCAACATCCAAAGACAGAAGAAAGATTTATGGGCATGCTGGCAGTCATCGCATGACTGATTATGGATTTGAATATAGAAGTCTTGGCAATTTCTGGTTTTCTTCACCAGAACATGTTAGTTTAATTTATGACTTAGTTGCATTTGTTCTTGATTTTGTTGAAAACGAAAACCACAAAAAGTTCTGGTCTGTTAATGAAAAAATGCTACAAGGCAATGATCCTAGCCGTGCTTATACTTGTATTGGCTATGATGCAAAACTTCTTTGCAAGTCAATTAATTCTTGTGACAAGAATCAAGCTGAAAAATTCATGCTTTTTATTCACAATTATTTGACAGATGATCTTGCGAATAGAATTGAAAAACTTTCAGAAAAACCTTTACCGAATCCCTATGAATCTTGGGAACTCATGTGATGCCAATCAATAAATGCGTAATCCAACATTCCCACATTTGTCTTGATAAACCAGATCAAGCCATTATTTTGCTTCCCGGCAGGGGATGCTCTGCCGAAATGATGATGGGTTTGTTTTCCCAAATTTTGGAAATCCCCAAATTAATTGTTTTTTCAATTGAGCCAGAAAAAGAATGGTATCCAATGCCGAATGGTGCATTGGATCAAAATGATGCTTTGTCAGGTCTTACTGAAAATTTACCAATCATAAAAAATTATATTGATGAATTGCTCGCAGAATCAGAAATCAATGTTGAATCTACAAGTTTGATTGGATTTTCAGCAGGTGCAGTCATTGCTTTATCTCTTGCAACAAATTATCAAACTCCATATAAAATAATTATTTCACATAGCGGTGCAATTCTTGATCCAGAAAATATCAAGCCATGTGAAATATCGACAAAAATAGTCTTGATACATCGACAAGATGATTCTTGTTTTGAATGGCATGAGCGATACTTGCCCATGCGTGACTCATTAATTAAATTAGGATATGCTGTCTCTCCAGTAGAAAGACAACTTGGAAACCATCTCATTTACAAAGATGATGTGGATTACATTAAAGAAATTATCTGTCAATAATCTTCCTGATTTTTCTGCAATCTTCCCTCACATCGATGGATTTGCAATTTCTGCAAAGCCATGGTAGTCCATGAATTTTGAAAGCCCTCACCTCAAGCATCAATCTCGTCCTGTTTACATGAAACTGCTTTTTACAGCGATTGCAATGAGTGCGTAAGCATCCACTTTTATGCTTGGCTGGAGGTGGTTTTTGTTTTTCAGATTTGCTTTTGCGTATTGCTTTGTTTTGAAAATAAAATCTTTTCAATTCATCGGGCATTTCTGGAATGGGGAAAAACGAACTAGAAAGCCATTGATATTTGCTTCCATCTTCGTGGCAACTTGGAGGAACTACTGATTGGTGAAGGTTTCCACGAAATTCTATACCGTCAACAACAATTCTTGTGAGTGATGGGTCTGGGCTGATGAACAGATTATGAATCGATTTACTGCTGCGAAATCTAGGTCTTTGGTAACCATCTATGATTCTTTCAAGTAGATCATTTGCTTCCTCGGAGTCTGCTTCGACATCGACTATTTCACCAAGCAAAATTCCCATATTGTAGTCACCCGAGGCAAAAAGATGTCTCCATCTTTCCACACTCCAGTTCTTGTTCCATGCGGATTCTATTGGTGTTTTAGTTTTCTTGTAAATTGGTATGGGTTTCAAACCTAGTTCGACATACTTATCAAAGAATTGAATCATCCGAGAATCTCCTCGAAAGCAATAATAATCTCACGATATGTCATGCTTTCAATTGTTTTTCCATAAAATCTTGCCCATTCAATTAAAAGGAGCATAAGCTTATGGTTGTTTATTACTCTACTGTTTTCACAAGGAGCATTCAATGAAAATTGTTGCATTGGTCACCGGGGGTACAGGTTTTATAGGATATCACCTTTGCAAGTTTTTGTTTGAAAACGGATATCATGTAATGGCAACGGGAGTCCAAGGTGAAAATAATCCTTTTTGTCACAAGCTTTATAGACTACCTTTAGACAATCTCCCCCATCAAGAAATGGGTCAGGTTGATATCTGCTTCCATCAAGCCGCCAACAATAATACTATTGAAAGCGACTTGGACATGATGATTGAATCAAATGTCCAACAACCATCTATACTATTTCGTAAACTTTTGCAAGAAAATAATTGTAAGAATTTTGTCTATGCTTCTTCATGTTCAGTGTATGGAGACCAATCTGTTCCTTTTCACGAGGAAAAGACAAAACCCAATCCTCTTAATGTTTATGCTCAATCTAAATTGTTATTTGAAAGATTTGCAGAAGATTTCGCCTTGAACAATCAAGTTAAAGCAGTTGGCCTAAGATACACTAATGTTTATGGAAAATATGAAAATCACAAAGAAAAAAGAGCAAGCATGATTTTTCAAATTTTAGAAAAATGTATCAAAAAAGAAACGATAAAATTGTTCTACAATGGAGAACAGTTAAGAGATTGGGTTCATGTCGATGATGTTGTAAAAGCAAATATAAAAGCTGCCAACTATTCTGGATCAGGTATTTTTAATGTTGGATATGGAAGATCCTGTTCTTTTAATCATCTGGTCGAAACTATTTCCTACATGATTTCCAAAAATCCAAAAATAAAATATATTCCATGTAATTTCATAAAAAAATACCAATCTCATACTGCTGTTGATCTTTTTAAGTCGAACAATCAACTAGGATTCTATCCAGAAATATCATTGCCAGAAGGAGTTAGACTGATGTTATAAAAAATGCCATCCTTTCGGATGGCATTTTTGGCTAATTAGTAAATTAGAATTTATGGTTCTCTTCTCAATGAAATATAGAGATTATCTTGATCGACAGAGGTAAAAAGTGCTTCGCAACCATTGCTGAATTTAGTTGCAGGATTTCCACCTTCTAACATTCCATTAACACTTTTCCACCAATTGGCTTCTTCTTTGGTAACATGTTTCTTGGAATCGTGCTTTTTGCCATGGTGTTTGCGTTTGCGAAGTTCGGCAAAGTCATGACCAGTAATCTTTCCGTCTGGCTTGCCTTTTGGTCCTGAAACATCGAGTTTCTTTTGTCCGCCCTTCAGCATCTTTTTCTTTTCAGTCATACCACAGCCCATGTATTTCATCTTTTTCTTTTCAGTCATATCAGAGTCCATGCATTTCATCTTTTTCTTTTCAGTCATATCAGAGTCCATGCATTTCATCTTTTTCTTTTCAGTCATATCAGAGTCCATGTATTTCATCTTTTTCTCGTCAGTCATACCACAGCCCATGTATTTCATCTTTTTCTTACCATACATTTTGGCTTCCATGCGAGGCATATCTTCTTCTTCATGATCTTCATCATCGTGGCTCAACATATCTTCATCACGACCTTCTTTGTCATGACCTAGCATATCATCTTCATCTTCATCTTCATCTTCATCTTCATCTTCGTATTCATCTTCATCTTCGTATTCATCTTCATCTTCATCTTCATCTTCATCTTCGTATTCATCTTCGTATTCTTGATCATGGTCTTCGTCGCCATGACCTAGCATATCATCTTCATCTTCATCTTCATCTTCATCTTCATCTTCATCTTCATCTTCATCTTCATCTTCATCTTCATCTTCATCTTCATCTTCGTCATGATCTTCATGGTCGTGATCATCTTCATGGTCGTGGCTAATCATTTCTTCGTCTTCGTCCTCGTCTTCGTCACCATGCTGAGTGATCATTTCTTCATCATCCATCATATCTTCGTCATCTTGCATTTCTGTGTAATCAAAAGATTCCATCTTGCAGGAATTGCACTTTTTTGTGCCATTCTTTTTAGCCATTGAACCACACTTAGCGCCGCACTTAGAACAAGTGCCTTGTTTGTGCTTGCGCTTGCGTTTCTTGCTCTTATGAGGCTTATGATCTTCGGAATCAAGCTCTACATCAACATCTGGCTTGTCTTTTGCCTCTGCTGGTTCAACTAGATCGGTGTCCTCGCCCTTCATCTTCTTTTTCTTTTTCTTGAACATTCCTTCCTCAAATCCAAACTGAGATTGAATGCCAAGGTTCGACGGTCTGCCCAATCCTAAATTGAAGCTAGGGAGAACAGATTCATTTACCATTTTCCATTGCTTGTATGACAACATTGTATTCCTCTCACCGTCATTTGAGGACGGGGCTCACCGTCAAATAATGACGGATAAATGAAACTAATCTATATATGTACAGTTAAAATTTTTTATTCGGTAAAAGCATGAGAAAACTATTGGTTGCGACTATTATCATCTTTGGTTTTTTATGCATTTATTATTCAATTAAATACAAACATAAAAAAAATATTCAAAATGAAACAAGTTTACCTCATATGGAAAACAAGAAACCAATTAATAAAAACATTCC